ATATTTTCAATATCCTGGACTGGACTGCCTGGGCCAATCAGACTGGAATAGAAACTCATTGGGGTTTGGTTGATGGCGACATGGGCTGGAGTGCCATTACTCAGCAAGAGAAAGCCTTGGCTTGTGATTTTATCATGAGCAACATTGACCGATACAATTTGAACAAAAAGCAATTGTTGTCTATATTGAACTATGCCAAAAATACCATACCAAAATTGCCTTTTGCGGCCACCAAAAGAGATCAGTTTGTATCCAAGTTGGTGCAACTTTGCCAAAGTAGAAAACTAGCGCCCGGCCAGGTCACCAACTTGCTTGGCTCTTGGCAGGAACTTAAAGAAACCATACACCTCAATTATCACAATGTAAATATCCTATGCAAATAATTTTTTCCAATGGTGACTCTGTTGATTTAATTTTGGCAGACAATTCATTGGCCGCAGTTTACAAAAAGATTTACAAACATCTTCAACATTTAGCAGTGCCATTCAGAGAATGGAACAATCCCTATTACTCCATTGGGCTGGACCAACATGCACGAGCAGACAAATTGGTTGATTGCGGAAAAAGATTAGGGTTAGAAGTTGATCGAGAACAGTGTTTTCAACAAAATCAAGACTATCTCAATCACATACATCAAATTTATGAAGACAACTATGATGGTAATCCAGACTGGTTAGACTTCAACAAGTATATCCATCTATGCGAGAGTGAGGGCGAAAAAAGAAATTTTAAAATTTTTCAAATTGACTACGGAGAAAAGGCCGGCATGTTGGAGAAACCATTTGATCACAAATGGTTGGTAAACAGCACTACCAAAATCAAGGCTGGGGATGTGTTTGTGAACTGGTCCGAGTTGGGCAAAACACCATACACCTATTGGAGAAACAACGAGGCACCTGATATTGCTCGACTGTGTGAATTGAGCAAGCCCTGGCTGAAACTGAGACCAAAAATTATGGTAGCACTTGAAGATATGGACTGGCTGGAAGGTATCGATGTTGAAGGTTTCAACAAGTGGTGGAAAGACTACAGCGAGCCATGGTGCCGCTACTGGAATATTAACAAATGGGATATCAACGACATCTTTGCAGTGTCAGTATTCGGCACGGTGCCTGAATTTGAAAAAATCATAACACAATTACAAAACAACACAGTTCCAGTACAGGTATTGCAATGAACTGGCCAGTGGTCATACAGCGTGGTCCAGACCTGAATCAAACTCTCAGTGGAATCCAGTTTGACAAATTTGGACAGCCCACTGGCCAAGAAATCTTTATTTGTGATGATTGGACACAGGGTTTTGAGTGGGCAAAGACCAATGGGCACGTGGAGGCACTGTTTGTCAAAAGCGGTACAATCATCACAGACTGGACTGCTTGGGCGGCGCTGTTAAATCGTTATCCCCACAAGGGATTGATAGCACACGTGATCTGGCACCCGGGCCAAGTGCTACACCTTGACGACCAATGCTGGTTCATGAACACAAAAAACTTTGATGTCAATGATTTTGTGGCCACCACTGTGACATATTCTATGCCCCGACGCAGTGATCAAAACTTGCATGATGATTATACACCATTATGGATTGCACCAGGCATGGACACAGCATGTTCATATCCAGTGACCAAGTTTGGACAGGGTTTGATTGCTCGGCAGTTGCAAAACAATCAAATCATTGTCAACTGGAACAACCAGGCTCGAGACATAAAGTTTTTTCTATATCGCAAAAAATTAAACTTGGAAGTGTTCCAAGATTACAAAAACATAGCCGAAAATCAATTTTGGATCTTCAACAATGAACCAGTGAGCACAATCAAGAAGCAGAGATTACTTGCACCCGGTTCGGGACTGTACTGGATACTAAACATCTTGGATCCGGCCACTCAAGAAATACAAATAGTTGATGTCAGTCGAGTTCAAGTTAAATTTTGTCAGGAATTATGGCGCAACTGGGACGGCGTTGATTATGGAAACTTTGTTTGGGACTTTATCAGCAGAAACAAACTGGTTCATTATGAACTGGACAATCCCAACCTGACACCATTGGAACGGTTGAAACTAAGAAGCAAAAAAACTTTTGTTGAATATGTGAACAATCGATTTCAAGGCCGAGTCGGAGAAGACTTTGCTAGTGCATGGACACAAGCAAAACAAAACAAAACAGTTGATTTTTGCAATGACAATTTGATCACTTGGGTGTTGGGCAATGATGTAGATAAGTACGATGACATCTGGTGCTCTAACATATTGAACTACAAGTGGACCCTGCTACACACCACAGTTGATGAGTACAAAAATTTTCAGGCCAAACTAAATGAAACAAAAAATAAGTCAACTGATGTTTAAAAAATACATCGACGCAGAATATCAGTTGCCTGACTACAATCCTGCGGCTGATTTTGACTGGATAAAGTATCAATCAGGATTGCCGTGGTTGCGTTTAAACCTTGATGTACCGCATGAACTGATTCTCCAGGAAATTCAGGCCATTCAACCCTGGTTGGTCACCCACAGAGACAGTTACGGAGAACATCAGGGTTGGAAAAGTTTTTGCATACACGGCAAAAGTTTTGATGCCACGCGAGAAGAAAAACATTACAATGACAACCGGCCGTACATTTGGACACCAGAGGCTCAACAGCACATGCCCGGCACAGTTGATTATTTTTTGACCCAGTGGTCACAGACCTCATTTGCTCGACTCAGAGTCATGCTGTTAGAACCAGGAGGGTATGTGGGCATACATTCAGACACTGATCAACCAATGTTGACCGCAATCAACATTGCAATTACTCAACCCCCAGAGTGTGATTTTGTCATGGAAAAACACGGACCAGTGCCATTTGATCTGGGTAGTGCTTTTTGGTTAGACGTTGCCAACAAACACACTGTTTTTAACAACAGTGATCAGCCACGATGGCATCTGATTGTGCACCAAACTTCTGCCAGCCAGGATTTCCAAAAGTTGGTTGTAAATTCTTACAAGACCTTGTATAATAAACACAATGAAAAGATGCACGATACAAATCAAGGATGAAGTAAACATCCGACTAGAAGGACTAGATTTAGATGTTCGACGATCTTTAGTTAATGCTTTCAAATATGATGTGCCCTATGCACGTTATTTGCCTGCGGTAAGACTGGGTCGTTGGGATGGCAAGGTCAGTTACTTCCAACACGGTGGTAGCACTTATACAAACTTGCTACCTGAAATTATTCCTATCCTTGAGAAGTTTGATTACGATATTGAACTAGACGATCAAAGAGATTACTCAACTTCATTTGCGTTTGAACAAGTGCGTGAAGACTCATTTGCACATGTGACCTGGCCCAAAGGACATCCTGCCGCAGGCGAACCCATCATGATGCGAGATTATCAAGTTGAGATCGTCAACAACTTCTTGGCCAATCCACAGTGCCTACAAGAAGTGGCCACCGGAGCAGGCAAAACTATCATGACAGCGGCATTATCAAATGCTGTCACACCATATGGGCGTAGTATTGTGATTGTGCCCAACAAGAGTCTGGTTACCCAAACAGAAAAAGACTACATCAACATGCAACAGGATGTGGGTGTGTTCTTTGGCGATAGAAAAGAATACGGGCGTCAGCATACTATCTGTACCTGGCAAAGTCTAAACGTACTATTAAAGAACACCAAGTCAGGAGTAGGCGAAGTAACCATTGGCGAGTTCCTGGAAGGTGTGGTATGCGTTATTGTAGACGAAGTACACATGGCCAAAGCAGATGCACTCAAAACCTTGTTAACAGGTGTAATGTCAAGAGTGCCAATTCGCTGGGGTTTGACCGGAACCATGCCCAAAGAGAAGTTTGAAAGCCAAGCCTTGTTGGTCAGCCTGGGCCCTGTTATCGGTCGCTTGAGTGCCAATGAACTGCAACAGCAGGGTGTGTTGGCCAACTGTCATGTGAACATTGTACAGTTGGTAGATCACGTGGAGTATAAAGAGTATCAGAGTGAACTTAAATATCTGCTTGAAGAGTCGGGCCGATTGGACACTATGGCTGAACTGATACGCCGGGTAAACGAAACAGGCAACACCTTGGTTCTTGTGGACCGAGTGGCCGCAGGACATGCCTTGGTAGAACGCCTGGGCGATCGTGCGGTGTTTGTGTCAGGAGCGACCAAAGCAAAGGATCGTCAAGATGAATATGATGAAGTCGCAGAATCCTCAGACAAAATCATTGTGGCCACTTACGGTGTGGCAGCAGTTGGAATCAATATACCGCGAATCTTTAATCTTGTGCTCATTGAACCTGGCAAGAGTTTTGTTAGAGTTATCCAGAGTATTGGTAGAGGTATCCGAAAAGCAGAAGACAAAGATCATGTGCAAATATGGGACATCACCTCAACCTGTAAGTTCGCCAAACGACACTTGACCAAACGCAAACAGTTCTACAAGGAAGCCAACTATCCATTTAGTTCTGAAAAACTGGAGTGGATGAAAATCGCATGAAGAAACTGCTGGTGGTAGGGGACAGTTTCATGCACCCGGATTGGAAATTTCCAGGACAGCACTGGAGTGAAATGCTACCGGAATATGAGATACTCATGCGTTCGGTATCGGGTTCTTCCAATGGTATAATTACCTGGAAGTTTTTTGAAGGGCTAGAACAAAAACCAGATGCTGTGGTACTGGGATTTACCATGGCTGATAGAATTGAATTTGCCAACAGCGATCCAAAATATTCGGACCAATGGTACACCAGTGTGCATGACAGCAGGACCACAACTGATCAAAGACTAGCAGTTGATTATTATCGGGCCACAGCCTGCGAAGAAATGATGTTGTTTAAGGGATTTGTAACTGTGAGAAGTCTCCTGCTCACCTGCGAAAAACTCAAACTACCATATGCATTTACACTGAACGGTCTTTGGGACGTTGATAAAAAAGATTTAACCAACAAACACTGGAGCAATATCTATAAAAATGAACTGCGGTTGTTGGGAGAGTTTGATCAGCATCGGGCCACAAACTTTGTCACTTCGGGCATATTCAAAATGTCTCCAGGATTTCATGTGGATGATCCGGCTTGGCAACAGAGATTTGCCCAAGAGGTAAGAGAAATATTACAACTATCCGTTGACAATACAAAACAAATAGTATAAAATAAAACCATGCGCATACTAACACTTGACAACGCTCCTTATGATCTAGATCATTTGCCTGAACAGGTAGAAGACATGAGGTTTGCAATCTTGGACAATTCAGATCCTGCCAATCCAGACTATCATTATATTCCGCTGATCTTTTTGGAAAGTTTCAATGCACCTGCTCTGGTGCTACAGATAGGCTCCAACAGAATACGCATGCCCGTGGACTGGCAGATCTTGATAGGCGAACCTGACGTGGGCGACTTGGAAATTTTGCCACTGACATCAATCAACGATCGCGGATTCCGAGCGTTTCAATTCAATCCATTAAGCAGTTTTAGACCTTCCTTTCCCACAATAGAGATTGTGGATGTGTATCAAGAAGTGGCTTGGTACGCACCCAAACTCAAGAACGGTCAGATGTTGTGTGTGCCCATAGACGACAGTGCAACTCCAGACTGTGTATACTTTGTGAAAGACGTTAGCCGCAACTGCGAGATAGTGGACTACAACAGGGCCTGGTAATGGGACAACTCACGCCCGGAGCCACATACATCTACGAACGTGCCAATGGTGTGGTCTATGCCCGAGAATCAGGTGCTGATCCCGACACCAGAGTTGAAGTGGGCTATGAGTATGATCCCATAACAGGACATCGTATAGATCATGATGAAAGAACAAGTGACGGAAGACCACTGTTTGAACACATACGAGAAAATAGGATGTGGGGGGAAATACGCAGAGCCGCACAGACCAATCCTGCTTTACAAGACGCACTGGAACGTGCTATAATGATCTATCAACTGAGCAAAACGAATGAGTGATACTACCCAACTCAACGATCAGATCAACGGTCAAGACACTTGGCAGTACATCAGCGATCATTTTTTGCATGTGTGCCAGGACCGATCGGTAGTAGAGATTGGGCCATACGATGGTTGGATCAGTGAACATATTGTGACTCACAATCCTCGTAGCCTAACATTGATAGAGGCACGTGAACAATCAGTTGACGCACTCCGTGCCAATCCCAAACTAAAATCATGTAAGATCTTGTTGGGAGACATGCATTACGATTTAAATCAAGTTGGGCCAACGGATGTGGCCATTGTGATGGGTGTGATCTATCACAGTCATGCGCCATTGTTGCTGTTGGAAGAGTTGGTCAATTGTTGCGACCCGCAAACTATCATACTGGACAATCCTGCCAAGGTATTCCGTTGGACCCCGGAGCAAGTCAACAGTTCGGGCATGAGACATGTGACTGGCAATAGAAAAACTTGCGGCATTGTGATTACCATGTCTGAAGACATGATCTTGACAGCAATGAATCACCTTGGCTACAGACTACATGAGAAACATGTGCTACCCGACACTTTAAGTTTGAAAAAATCAATATCTGCGTATCATTTTGAAAGAAACAATGAGTGACAAGTTAAACATTGCCAACGAGATGCGTATGTTTGACCGCAAGGTCAGATCATTCTATGACGATTTGACGCCTGAAGAAAAGAAAAAGTTTTCAAACTATCTCATGATACGCTGGGGATCGGCTGTGGAAGGCTCAAGAGAACTACAAGAGTTTTATGTGATTGCGTGTAATGAACGATTGAACAAACACTTCTTCAATGTGAGCCGGCATCCTAAACTACAATGGCTCATGGCCACAACAGTCAGCCCTGACATGGGCACACCAAGACATCCCTGGATCGCTCCAAAGAAAAAAGAAGCAGGGTTGAGTGCCAAACGCAAGGCATTGATAGCCATGTATCCCACCTACAAAGATGACGAGATAGATGTCATGTGTGAAATCACAACACAAAAAGAAATAGACGCATACAACCGTGCCGCAGGCAACGACAAGAAATGACATTCACGTGTGAG